GGTCAAACACGATAACTTTAGATGCTGAAGGTGACATCAATCTGGACTCAAACTCTGGAGTCCTGACTTTCAAGGATAATGGAACTGCAATCGGAAAAATCAGCAACTCCTCTTCTGATCTAGTCATCGAGAATGAAGTAGACGCTAAGGACATCATATTTAAGCAATATGACGGCAACGAGGTTGTCAGGATGGCAGATGACCGTAGACTCTACTTTTTTGACAAAGGAGGTGAATACATTGTCGGAGATGGAACTGATCTGACGGTTGCATCTGGTGGAGCAATCAACCTGACCGCAACCACGGACGTTGTTGTTCCTGCTAATGTAGGAATTACATTTGGCACTGGTGAGAAGATAGAAGGAGATAACACTGACCTGACACTGACATCTGGTGCAGACATTAATCTGACTGCAACCTCTGATATTAATGTTCCGTCTGGCGTTGGTCTGACTTTTGGAAATGATGGTGAAAAAATTGAGGGGGATGGAACGGATCTGACAATAGCCTCAAGTGCAACCCTGAACGTCAACACTGGATCTGCATCTGGTAATGATCTCAAGGTCAATTCCACGCATTTTGTAGTTGAAGGGGATTCTGGACGGGTAGGAATTGGCACTGCGAGTCCTGAAGCCAACAGCTCACTTCATATTGATTCTACTGGCTACTATCCAATACTTGTAAACACAACTGCTGTTGGTGGTGGAGGACTAACTGTAAGACATAGTGGTAATCAAAAAGCATACTATGGCTCAGGAGGTTCTACACATTTAACAGGATCAAGCACTGACGATGCTCTGATTAGGGCAACTAATAATTTTCAAATAGCAACTGGTGGAAATAATCTAAGATTTACAATTAACTCCTCTGGAAATGTTGGAATTGGAGTCACACCTGAAGCAGTTGATACTAATTACAGAGCATTGCAAATAGCTGGAACTGTCGGATTACAAGGAACGGCATCACAAGCTGCTGGTTCTATTTTAGCACTTACAAATAACGTATATCGAGCGACTGATGCGACCTGGAAATACATAGTCGCTGATGAAGCATCAAGATATGACCAATTTGATGGAACACACGTTTTTAGAGTAGCTGGGTCAGGTTCTGCTGATGCAACAATAAGTTTCACTGATGCGTTGACGATTGCTAATGATGGAAATGTTGGGATTGGCACTGGTACCCCTGGAAATAGAAGACTAAGGATAATTGGCCCATCGTTTGACCCTAATGTTGGTACAGGCACATCAAGTACAAATGTCGCAACAGTACAAGTGACATCTACAGAAACCACTGGTATGGGGGCAATTGCTATTGGTGGTAATGATAATTGTGGAATTTTTAATTCGTCTGGGATTCAATTAGGTTTGCAGTCCAGAGGTGATATGAACTTTTACGTTCAAGACGTAAACACTGACAAATTTGGTGATAAAGCCAGAAGAATGACTATTGCCAACAATGGCAACATTGGTGTTCCTGGTAACGGTACTGCAATTTACAATGCTTCTGATCAAAGACTTAAAGAAAATATTGTAAACCTAACTAATTCACTTAATAAAATTAATCAGATGCAAGGAGTTCAATTTAATTGGATACCAGGCTTTTGCGATGAAAATGATGGTAGAATTTCTTATGGTCTGATTGCTCAAGATGTTCAATCAATTGACGCAAATCTTGTGAATTCTTTTACAACTGATTCGGTTATAGTTGGTGATTTAACTATAGAAAATCCTCTTACTGTAAATGAAAAATATATTATCCCAATGTTAGTTGAAGCAGTTAAAGAACTTTCAGCAAAAGTAACCGCTTTAGAAGGAGCATAAATGACATTAGAAGAGATCCAAAAAGAAATAAATCAAACAAAGAATGAACTGGCAAAAGTTCCACAAATAGAAGCACGATTGCACCGTTTACTCGGCATGGAAGAGATTTTATTAATGCAAGAAGAGGAAAGCAATAAACCTGATCTCAAGGTTGCTACCTCTGATGCCACTGGATAAAGCACTCATCCCTGTAGATCTGTCTGGTTCTCTTGACACCAAGACAGATCAGAAGATGGTTCTGCCAACAAAACTGACAGAACTGGAAAACGGAGTTTTCACCAAAGGGTCCACCATTACCAAGAGGAATGGGTACTCTAAACTCAGTCGTTCTATCTCTGGGTCTACCTCCTCAATCAGTTCTGGAGATGCACTCTCCACATTCCAGGATGAGTTGCTGCTTTTCTCTAACTCAGAACTGTATTCCTATGTTGATGGAAGAGATGAGTGGGTAGATAAGGGTGGATCTCTCAGTGTCAATGTGTCCTCTGAGGACATCATACGAAATGATTTTGAGCAATCCTCTCCAGACATTGCTTATGGCAATGGTCTGTACTGCATAGCATGGGAGGATACTCAAGGAGGAGTCAGAGCATCAGTCATTGATGCTACCAGTGGTGCATTCCTGCAGAACAATACTTCGATCTCCACCACGGCAAAACTACCCCGTGTAGTAGAATTAGATGGCAGACTTGGGGTGGTTTATGTTGAGGACTCTGATGATGATATAGACATCAGACTGATTGACAATGAGAACCCAACTATTTTTGAGTCTGCAACGCAATTAGCATCCAATGCAGCAACCAGTGGGCAACAACTGGACGTTACAAAATACAATGCCAAGGATGCAGTCTTTGCTTACAGAAATGCTTCTAGTCAAGTACAGGTTGCCTATATCTCTTTAGAAGGGACTGTTGGTGGTCCTGCAAACGGTTACAGTTCTCCTGCCACAATAGCATCAGATCCCAAAGACTCTCTGGCAGTCTTCAAAGACCCTAATAATGACAATGACATCTATGTGGCATATAGCACAGATGCCGGGAGTGCAGGTCTTAAACTAACAAGGTTGATTTTTGATCTCACTGCAGTGGACACAGAGACAGTGGAGGGTACCAGTACCGTGATCCCCCGTGTGTCTTTGACCACAGATGGGACTGATATTGTCGTTCTTTATGAGCATGATGCCACGAATGATTATGACCACTTGGTAAAGAAGGCAACCTATGATGTCAGTGCATCTTCAATAGGGTCTGCTTCAGTCATTAAGAGAAGTGTGGGACTAGCATCCAAGGGGTTCTATTACAACTCCAAGACTTACATGGTGGTAGTCCACGCATCAGATTTGCAGAGTACCTATTTCCTGATGGATACCACAGGTCTGGTGGTAGCAAAGATGCAGACCAGTGTAGCAGGAGGACTTCCAGGAGACTCTACATTGTGCTTCGTAACAGATGATGCGAGCACTGGAATCTTTAAGTTTCCATCTCAGGTCAAAACCCGTTTAGTAAGCAGGGATGATGATGTTTATAGTCTGAAAGGAATCAGTCTTTCTACAGTGGACTTCACCCAATCTGCATCTTTTCAGGGTCTGGAGTTGGGTGAGAATCTTCACATTGCAGGGGGGTTTGTCAGTGCTTATGACTCACAGAACATTGAGGAGCATGGGTTTCACCTGTTTCCTGAGAATGTCACTGCAGCCTTGGCAAGTGGTGGTTCCCTCACATCTGGGGGGTCTTACCAGTTCAGAGTGATCTATGTCCACACAGACTCACGGGGTCAGATCCACAGGTCTGCACCCTCTGTGGCAGTCACAGGATCTCCTTCAGGGGGAAACCTCAAAGTCACACTGACCATACCCACTCTGAGGATTACAGAACACACCTCTGTCAATTGTGAGGTTTACAGAACTCAGAACAATGGGACTTTGTTCTACAAGGTGGGTAGTGTTGCAAATGACACCTCTGTGGATTCTGTAACCTTTACAGATGAAGGATCTATCTCAGACACACAGTTATTAGCCAAGGAGTTACTCTACACCAACGGAGGAATTGTGGAGAACATCAGTCCTCCTGCAACCTCAGTTCTTGGCACCTTCAATAACCGTCTGTTTGCAGTCTCTTCAGAGAATCCCAAACTGCTCTATTACTCCAAGAAGAGGGAAGCCAAGTCTCCAGTGGAGTTCTCAGATGTTTTCACCATCGTCATGAACAAAGCAGAGAAGGTCACTGCTTTGATCGAGATGGATGAGAAACTAATCATCTTTGAACCACAGAGGATCTTCTACATCACAGGTGATGGACCCACCCCTGCAGGACTGCAGAACAACTTCTCAGAACCTCAGTTGGTCACATCAGATGTGGGGTGCATCACACTGGACAGTGTAGTGCTCACACCTTTGGGGATCATGTTCATGTCTCAGAAGGGGATCTATCTCTTGGACCGCAAACTGGAGACTGCTTATGTGGGAGCAGCAGTTGAGACCTACAACTCTGAGACCATCACCAGTGCAGTCATGGTGGCAGACAGTTCTCAAGTCAGGTTCACCACTCAGAGTGGTCCCTGTCTGGTCTATGACTTCTATTATGGAAAGTGGAGTACCTTCACCAATCACTCAGGGACAGGTGCAGTCATTTGGAGGGCAACGGATAATTACACCTACCTCAGAACTTCTGGGGGTCTGGTCTACCAGGAAGACTCCACCAAATACACAGATGTGGATGCACAGGTAGCCCTCAAACTCACAACGGCATGGATCAAACCCTCCAGTGTTCAGGGTCTGCAGAGGGTGAGGAGAGCACTGGTTCTAGGAGATTATAAGTCAAACCACATCCTTCAGGCACGGGTTGCCTACGATTTCGAGCAGTTTTACAACGAAAAACACACCTTTGATTTCAGGACTGCCACAGGACAAAACGAGTATGGAGATGAGAGTCCTTATGGTTCTGAATACTACGGATCTGGGACCAACCGTATTGCATCAGGGGTGTACCAGTTCTCCATGCACCTTGCTCGTCAGAAGGTGAATTCTGTCCGTTTTGAACTGTCAGATACGGTTTCCTCTAATCCTGGGGAAGCCTACTCAATTACAAATTTAATGCTAGAAGTGGGAATAAAGAATACTCCTGCATCATTGCCACAACAAAAACTGGTCTAAGCCATGATGAATACACAGATGAACCCCGGTGGGTTGACTGATGACGAACTCCTGAGACTTGCAAGACTTCTTCAACAAACCAGAGGAGAGGGTCTGGCATTTATCAATCAGGGGGAAGCACAGATGCTCCGTGAAGCAGGAGGGTCTGGACAACCGATTCCTGGAACTCAGGGTTTTGGTGTAGGTGGGGGGCCGATTCGGAGTTATCAGGAAGACGAAGCAGAAAAGTATTCAGGTGAGTTTACTGGAAGCAATGAACCTCCAGAAAAACCAGACCAAGGTGATTTTGAGACAAGACCTGAAGTAATTCAATCAAGACCTACACAAACAAGTGACAGTGATAGTGGACAACAACAACAATTCTTTACTCCTCCTCCCCCCAAGTTCAAAGATCAGTTTGGGAATGAGTATAACACCCAAGCAGAAGCAGATACTGCCAACCGCAACATCAACTTACAGAAAGATCAGTTTAAGCAATATGTTACCAACAACATTAAGTCTGACACTGATTACAAAACATTCCTGACTCAGATCAGTCAACAAGGCAGACTGACCCCTGAAGTCAGTTTTGAGGAATACAGTAAAAGACCTGGAGTTTCTCAAACATCAGACGGTGTATTTTTCTCACCAGAACAAGTTAAAGAAAAGTATTTTGCAGAGATCAGGAGTGGCAAAATTAAGATGGTTCCTGAGACTCAATCTCAGAGGAGTCAGTATGGGTTGTTGCCAGACGAGGAACTGGAGAAGATCTTTAATGAACAGAGGTTACTTACCCTAGAAAAATCAAGGGTTGAGGTACAACAATTCACAGATCAGATCACTCAGAAACTCCCGTCTATTACTCAACAAGATCTGCAAACCCTGACTTATGATGAGTTTAAGGGACAGATTGCAGACAACTACACAACCCTGAGTGATAACACTAAGAGGACCATCTTTCAGACGATGGTCAACAATGCTCTTAGAACTCAGAGGTTCACTCTCACTCCTGAAGAGGTGGCAGCATTTGCTAGAGATGCAATCCAAGTAGATGACTCTGGGGTGACAGATGCAACATCACCTATCATTGATACCGTAGATGATGCAGTAGCACCTAAAGTTGGTGATATTGATACTGTGACTGCACCCACAATTGATACTTTGGATGAAGCAGTAGCACCTACCATAACAACTCCTGACAAAGCAACTGCCCCCACCATCAGTGATTTTGATGAAGCACAAGATGTTGATGTAGATGCTTTGACTGCACCAGACAGGACTATCATTGAGGATGTAGGCAACATCAATCAGGAGTTTCTGAAACAGGTCCGTGACGGTGAGAATGAACTGGCAGAGATCCTGAAGAATCGGATCAGTGGTGAAGCACGGTCTCCTGCAGAGCAACAACTCAGACAGGCTACAGAGAATAACCTCAGAACCCTCCTATCCACTACTGCAGGAGTCATAGACCCTGCCAAGCTCAGACAGGTCAGAAACCTCTATTCTGAGACTGCTCAACAACTCTCAGGACAGGCAGCAGAACTTAGGTCCAGAGAGCAGATCGATGCAGAGAACCGTCTAGTTTCCCTCTACGAGCAACAAGGGACACGGGAACTGCAGATTGCCATGGCAGACCTGGAGAATGACAGACAGATTGCCATAGAGCAGGGCAGATTGGATCAGGCACGGAAACTCACCATCTTGGAAGCAGATCTCCAGAGAATCATTACCAAGGCAACTCTGAAGCAAGGGATTGAGATTGCAAATCTGAGGGAAAGAGCAGCCACTGCAAGAGCACAAGGAGAGATTGATCTTGCTACTGAGTTAGAGAACCAAGCAACTGCAAGGGCTATAGCTATAGCACAGGGACAGATTGATGCAGATACAGAGATTGCAAACCTCAGAGAGAGGGCAGCCAACGCAAGAGCACAGGGGCAGATTGATCTGGCAACTGCATTGGAGAACTCTGCAAACAGAAGAGCAGAGGTGATTGCACAACAAGAAGCAGACACTCAGGTTGAGATTGCCAACCTCAATGCTGCCAAAGACGTTGCCATTGCACAGGGCAGGATTGATGTAGCCATTGCAATCGCAAATTTGGAGAAAGATGTGACTTTGGCAACCACCAATGCAGACTTAGCACTCAGATCCAGAGCACTCGATGATGCTTTAGCCCTTGCCAATTTCGAGGGGGAAATGGCATTGGAGGGGATTGAGACCAAGGTGGAGCTTGCAGAACTAGAATTGGATGTGAAAGCAGAATTGGCAAAGTTGGGATATGAGACCCAGGAGAAGATTGCCAATCTAAATGCAGATACTCAGATCCTGATTGCTAATCTTAACAAACAGGCAGCACGGTATGCTCAAGACTCAGCAGAGAGAGCAGGAGTCATTGGTGCAATCGGGACTATCATCGCAGCAGCAGTAGCAGCATAAGGAAGAAAGATGGCAACATACACAGTCAAGAGTGGTGACACCTTTGGGGAGATAGCACAGAGGTATGGTCTGTCTGTGTCTCAATTAAAATCAATTAATCCCCAAAAAGAAGACATTAACCGAATAGAAATTGGTGAGAGAATCATTATACCAGGAGGAGCAGAGTCAACGGTTCAAGAGACTGTAGCCAGTGCAGAGACACCTATAGCAAACAAGCAGAAAGACTTTGCAATACTGAACCCTGAACTCAGTTATTTGTTCCGTAAAGACCCAGAGGTGGGTGTAGGAAGAACAGGAACGTATGTCAATGTTCCTATGGAGCAACAACCCATTGGTCCTGATACTGTTCCTGAAATGCCTGAAGGGTTTCAGATGCCGAAACAGGAATATTCTTATGGTCAATTAGCAAGTGACATTGGAGGAACACTTAAAGAGAAAGTTGGTGACCCGTTAATGCGTGGGGTGCAGTTTCTCAATCAGAATGTTCTGCAACGGGATTTGGGAGGTAATGAAAACCCAACTGCAGAAATTCCAATAGAGATCTTAAAAAAAGACCCTGTTCCAGAAGCAGCACAGATAATCAAAGACTCTGCAGAGTTTGTCAGACAAGAAACTCCAGTGGTGGTTGAGGAAACTCTGAAAAAAATACCTCTGACAGACAAAGAACTAAAAGAGAATTTGGTGGGTGTAGATGAGAATCTTAATTTGATGCCTGAAGATGTGGATCAAGATCCTACTCAGGGTGGTAGTGTCACTGAAGACAATAAGGCAGTAGCTTTAAAGATTGCATCAGATCTGTCCAGTGGGACAACCCCGGTTATTGAAAGCACTGAGACTACAATAGAAGAACCTCAAGGTGCAGATTTGGAGCAGGAACTTCCACAACAAATCTCCATCCAAGACATTAATAATTTAGAAAAGTCTAAGCAGATTACACCTAAAACCAAAGAAGCATTTGATAACTATCTGGAGGGTGGGTTTGAGTTTTTTGGTAACACTGGAGTCATTCAAAAGATAGACAGGGAGATAGAAGCAAATCGAGTTAGGTTGCAGGAGATCAGTAGAGGTCAGATCAAACCTTTCTTTGGCAAAGAAGACACCGGAAAGAAGATCATGGCAGCAATAGCTGCAGGTTTAGGTGCTTATGCTTCAGCAATTACAGGAGGTCCAAACAGTGCTCTCCAGATCATCAATGATGCCATTGACAGAGACCTTGCAGTGCAGAAAGAAAATCTGGAAAGACAGAGGATGGCAATCATTGATCAGAATGACTTTTTGCAACAACAAAAAGCAGATCTTCTGGCTTATGCAGAGTTGGAGTTAGATAGAATGTCCACCATTGCAGGGACAAAAAATGATGCTCTTAAAGATGAATTAGCATTACTGAAGACTAATCAAGAGCTTGTAATAAATACTAATAATATTGAGAAACAGGAAAGAGAAGAGAATGAATATAAGTTTCTCCGCACTGTGACTTTAGCAGATGGTGTAGAGGGCAAATTCAACAATTCTGTTTCACAAGAGGAAGCACCAAGGCTTAAACGTGACATAAAGCGTTTTGTGTCTGGCTACAATGTTCTTATAGGTGCTCCAAATCTTGCTGAATCGGTAGCAGATCAGATAACAGATGCACCTAGTTATAGTGAAACTTTTAAGTCTTTTGAGTTTATTGACAAAGATGGGATTAAAAGAAACACAGATAGAAAGAAAAAGTTTGCAGATAAGAAGTTGGAAGAAGAATCCAGAGCAAAAGTTATTGATGGAGTAGTGATTACTGATGACATGATTACCAGTGCAGATCCTGTGACTTTTACTAAAAAAGGCATTATCAATCAATTGAAAGACCTTGCTAAAGAAGAAAAAGTACAGATTGTTGCAGGAGGAAAATTGACTCCTGCAGGGGTGAGAATTGTCCAGTTAGACACATTCCTCAGAAACTACTATCAAAGGTATGTCATGCAGACAGGTGCAAACTTGACAGGAGTTGAGGTGACTCAGGTTAGTGACATTCTCCCAAGACCTTCTAAGTATGCAATAGCATCAGGAAATTACCTTGAGGGTCTGCAGGATACAGAAAACTTATTGAGGTCAATGTATGTCAATGAGGTTCTTGCTTACACAGAATTACCTGCACAACGTAGAGTGCAGAAAAAACCAAAGTCTAAGTTAAACAGAGGTGATCTTAAATTCGCAGGTGATGCAAGCTAATGGCTAGACTTTACAGTTTTGTTAATGAGGAGATCAGGACTGTCCCTGATGAAGAGGTCACTCAGTTAGTCTTAGACGGGTCTCACTCCTTTCTCAAGGGGGATAAAGTCCATGTCAAGGACCGTACAGGTAAAGTCTTTGAGATCCCAACAGAGAAAGCACACTTTGCTCTACAGGAGGGTCTGAGTTACGCAGGAGCAAAGGACTTAGAGAGAATCAGACTCAAGAATTTTGTAAAAGACCGTCCTGGAACTGCTGCGACACTAGGACTTCTGAGGTCTTTGTCATTTGGTTACTCAGACCAGTATCTCCAAGACATAGGGGTATCCAAAGAAGCAATCAAAGCATACAGAGATTCCAGTAGTGGGGTTCCCAATATTATTGGTGAGGTTGCAGGGATTGTCCCGAAACTCAGTCCTGTGGGGGGTGCAGGGATCATTGGCAAGGCAATGGTCAAGAAAGCACTTAAAGGTCCGAAACTGGACAAGATTGGTCTACCCACCCTTGCAGGTGGAGCAACGGAAGGTGCAATTGTCACCACTCCTCTTGCAGTCTCAGAGAACATCTTAGAGGACAAACCCAATCTTTCTTCTGAGCAGATCATGGCAGGAGCAGGGTTTGGTGCAACTGCAGATGGAATCATTGGTTTACTGCAGAAAGGTGGAGGTTTTCTTGGAAAGAAAGGCAAGACTCTAGCAGATTATCTATATTTCAGATCTACCGGGGCAAGGACTCCAGAGTACAAAAAACTGACTCGATTTGGTGGTAACAAAGACCGTGTGTACGAGATAGGCAGACGATTAAGAGATCTGCAGAAAGAGGGCAAGATTAAGTCTTTGGGAGATCATGAGGAGATCTTAGAGACTTTGCAAAGCACACTGATTCCAGAGACAGGTGCAGGGTTAAACACCATCTTAAATGAGATTAAAAAGGTACAGGGGAAACAGTTTCTTGTAGATACCAAATCTCTTGCAGACAAGATGGAAGCACAGTTTCTCAGCAATTTTAAGGATGCTTCTGGAAACTTAATCCCTGTCAATCAATTACCCAAACCTGTCAGAGCACTTTACAACAAAGCAAAGGCAGAAATTGACGAGATCCGTAATCTGCCACCACAGGATTTCTTTGCTTTAGAAACTCAAAAACGTCTGTATTCCAAGCTCAAAAACTGGACTAAACCTCCACCTGGAACATCAGTTTCAGATGGTATGGACCGCATTTACGGTGGAATGGCAAAGGTTCTGAGAGAAGAATCTGAGAGTGTTTTAGAAAATCTGCAGGGAACAATAAGCCAGATCAAGGACAAGGGTCTTTTTGAGAAGTTTAAACAGTACAAGAAAGACTATGGTGACTTGGCAGACTTGGAGATGCTTATGTCTGCATCGGTTAGAAGAGATGCAGTCAACAATATGTTTGGACTCACCTCTATGAACTTAGGAGCAGGTCTGGGAGCAGGAGGGATTGCTGCAGGTGACACTCTGCTTCAGAGTCTTGGAGGAGGTGCTACAGGTCTGCTTGCAGGTACAGTTCTTAGGAAACTGGCACGGGACAAAGGAGAGTTGATCTTAGCAAGGGGTCTTGATTCTCTTATGGATATGTCAGGTGCATTGGGAAACCTGTCCAGAACACAGAACATTATCGGAAAGTCTGTCAGGGGTTTAGTTAAGGGAACTGTGAAGGGTGTCCCTGTCATTGCTGCTAGGACTTACCCTGACCGTTTTAGTGTAGAAAAACAGACTGAACGGTTTGACAAGATGAGGGACGGTCTGGAACAGATCATGGCAAACCCTGGATCTTTGTACGCTACTGTTGAGAAATCATTTCCTAGTTTTGAGGGTAATGAAAAGATTCAGGGAGCACTGATCCAAGGGGTCTCCAGAGCATTGCAGTTCATGTATGAAAAACTCCCTAAGAACCCCCTTGCAGGTATGGATCTCACATTACCAGAGACTCCCTACACCCCAAATCCTGCAGAGATTGCAAAGTTTATGAGGTATGAGGAGATCGTCAATGAACCCCTCAAGACCTTTGGACACTTAATCAACGGCACGTTTACCCCAGAACACCGGGAAGCACTGGTCTCTGTGTACCCTGAACTCTACAAGGAGATGCAGGAGGAGATCCTCAAAGGTCTGGCAGAGGGCAAACCCAACATGAGTCTGCCCCAGAAGATTCAACTCAGTATCTTCATGGGCAAGCCTGTGGACCCCACCATGACCTATCTCAAAGACTTTCAGATGAGTTACATGGATCAGGAAGGAGGTGAGTTTAGACCCAAGGACCGCAAGATCAAAGGTCTGAAAGAACAGGCACAGACAGATATAGAGAGAGTGGTATGAGTGATCATCACCCTAATATGAATTCGGAGAGTATTATGGAAGTGGAAACCTACATAGGTCTTATAGAGAGGATTGGTCTTCCTGCAGTGATCATCGCAGCCTGTATGTGGTACATCTGGAAAAGTCAGTTAGCACACAGGGAGGAAATAAAAGAGTGGAACCACAAAGATTCTAAGTCAGATGAACGTCTGATTGATCTCATCAAGGAGCAGAACTCTCAGTCTGAGATGGTTGCATCTGCTCTCAATAACCTCACCGTTGCCTATAAGGACATTGCCAAGACCAACGAAAGATTGGCTATGGAGATTAAGGGAATGGCAGAAGCAATCATAAGGAGCAGATAGTGGCAGAAACTATAGAGAAAATCACCAGAACTGATCCTGGTAATGGGAAGAAAGAACTGAACGTCACAGAAAAGATTGTTCTGAGAAGAGCATCCTTTAGGTTCCTCTTAGCAATCCTAATTCTGGCAATCTATGCGTTCACCATTTATTCCCTGATGTATCAACCCATATCAATGGATGATAAGACCTCCACGTTGTTGGTCTCAGTGATCGGAGCACTCACGGTTCTGATAAGCCAAATCGGGTCTTTCATGTACGGAGATCCCAAATCAGACACCTCTGAAAATGCAGACAAGAAGGAGGAGAAGAGTAATGAACCTGTTAAAAATAATTGAGACTTTTTATGACTTCATTAACCCCAAACAAAGAAAGGATGAAGCTATGCTTAACCTCGTACTGCCCTTTATTGGCAACATGATCCGGGACATGGTAGTGGACAAGGCAAGTACCTTGGCTGCCCACCATGTAGAGGAACACTTAGACAAGTTACCGCAGGATGTCAAAGATGCACTGGATGCAGCTATTGATGGTGACAATAGTCATGTTCACAAGTCCCTCAAAGATCTTATCAAGGGATAGCAATATGAACCTGTCCAAGAACTTTTCATTGAAAGAATTGGTTGCTTCAACCATTGCAGTCAGGCACGGGATTGAGGAACAGTTTAGTCCACCTCCACAAGCTATGGTGAACATTACTGCTCTGACACAAAACATCCTGCAACCTGTCAGGGATCAGTTTGGACGGGTTCGTATTTCGAGTTGTTTCAGGCACCCCCATGTGAATGAGATTGCAGGGGGGTCCAGTACCTCAGATCATTGTTGCAGTTCCACTAAGGCTGCAGCAGATTTTGAGGTGATCTCTGAAGAGGTGAGCAACCTAGAGTTGGCTCAGTGGATCAGAGACAATCTGAAATTTTCACAACTTATCTTGGAGTTCTATAACCCAGAGGAGGGGCCGAATAGTGGTTGGGTCCATGCCAGTTATGACTCTGTGGACCAGGATAACAAGATGGAAGTTTTGACTGCTACCAGAGTAAACGGTAAGGTGAAGTACACACCGGGGTTGCCAGAGTAAATCTGGGACTGAATTTGGGACTGAGATAGTCCCAAAACTGGTCCATTTGACTTTGGGACCAGTATGGGACCAGTTACGTTTCACACCCTCTGATCAGGGTATCTGACTGAAATCCCACGGTATTTC